TTTAGGATGAATTGAAAGTGATGATGTATATAATTCACCTCCTAAAGATGCTCTAAATGCTAGGTAATCATCTTCTTCTATTGAATTAGGATTCATTACATAAGCATCAAATGCATTTTCGCCTAATGCTGTAGAGTAATATCTAATTTCTTGGAATGATCCTGAGAATGTTTTAGCATCCGGTCCAACAGAAGCGGTTCCAAAATATGAAAATTCAGAACCTCTCCAAGGAGTTGAAGTTGATGTCACAGAAGAACTAGCTTGATATCCTAATATATCTCCATCTGAGCCAGAATATATTTTATTTTTAGCGTATAAATCAAAAGTAGAGCTACCACTATTAACTAATACAGACCACCATCCTCCATCATAAAAAGGTAAATAAACACTAGCTGAGGTAGTAGTGTCACTTACATCAGGAATAAAATCTAATAAAGCATATTTGTTATAAGTGTCAGGAATTGAACCAGAATATGAACCTGATGTGTATCCTGAACCTGTATATCTTAATATTAAGGCTACACCAGCCCCTGCTCCATCATCTGCACTCCATAAACTTTGAGAATAATATCCTTCATCAGTTGGAAGACCTGTTGTTTTAAATCTAAATTCAACAGCACCAGGAGTGTTATTAGCACCATTCCAATCTCCATTTAATACAAAAGATGAAGATATAAAATAGGAACCACTAGTATAATAAGAATAGTTAAATTCATTTTGCCAACTATCCCAAGTATTAAAGTCTTTATCTTTACCTCCATATTCATATACTCTTAAAATAGTATCAGGAATACCAAATATGTTTAATAAAGTTTTTAAACCATTAACTGTACCTTTTGTTTTTAATAAATAAGGTAAAGCATGATAAATTTTCTTATATGTTAATTTATGATAATCACTAATAGTAGGAACATACTGATCATCAATAGAAGAGGTAACATAGTTAGTTACTAATTTACTTCCTGTAGGTAATAAAATACTACCACTTGGAGAATAACCTAATAATGAATTATATATATTTTGGGTAGTAAAATTACTAGAATAAATTTTAACACCTAAAGATTCAATAACTTTAGCAGCCATATCTGAAGGTATACCAATATCTAAACCTGGGTATGCTTCTAATTTACTTGTAAATTCTTTAGTATATAACCATAATTGATCAAATAATTGACCAATCATATCTGTATATAAGAAATAATTATTGTTAGCTGAATCAGATCTTAAATATTCTGGAATTAACCAGTAAAGATAGTTTTGGTTACCAGCATCATAATTTGAAGCTGTTATTGATTGAGTAGCATACCATTGTTCAGCTGTAGAACTATTTACATCATATAAAGTATAAGGTTGTGTACTATTGGTTTTAGGAAATGATTTTGAACCTGTTTGATAATAAAGAAATTGTTCATAAGGATCAAAAGTAGATATTTCATTTTCTATTTGTTTTTCAAAAAGAATTTTATTAGCTACTACTGTAGAAGAACCAGAAGTTGAACCTGTAATTTGGCTATATATGATATTTAAATCTGCTTGAGAAGAAGAAATATTAGTTAATTTAGTTATAAAGTTATCTAATCTTTGTTTAGCTGAAGAAAAGTAAACAAAATTAGAATAATCAGTATAATCAACATTTAATGGAATACCAATATTTGAGCCTGAAATGAAGTTTATTAATTGATTATAAGAACCAGATAAGTCAGTAGCTGTTATGTCTGTATAACTTTTGTAAGTTGAAGCTGGACTAATTTGATTTAATAATTCTAAATTAATGTTAGGAGGAGCAATATGAATTGATGTGTCTTCAAGGACAAAATCATCAAATTCAACTTCATAAGCTACTGATTCTCCATTTTTTGTTAAAATATAAGCTGTATTTTTTACTCCAAATTCTTGAGGTAAAGGTTCATATAACTTAATTAATAAAGTATCAGTATCTATAGCAGCATTAACTGCTACAACATACTTATTATCTCCAAAGTTTAAATAAAATTCATCAAACTCAGTTGAGTCTAAAAAGTCAGTTTGAAATTGTTCAAATGAAATTTGTAAACTAGCTTCAGAAATAAAGTTTGATTTTAATCTTAACTCAGTTCTATCTGAAGATATTTCTGAAATAAAATATTCATTATTTGGATCTGAGTTTAGTCTGTAAGTTACAAAATTATAAATTGGTTTTACTTTACCAAAATCTAAACCTACATTTTGTAAGTCTTGAATTGGATCTAAATTTATTGTTGATACTTGAGCTTCATTAGGATTTGACTCAGCGTCTAAAGTAGATCCTGTATTATTTGTTTCAGGAGTAGTAGAAGCTAAAGATGGATCCTCTGAATTAGACCAATTGCTAAAATTTAAGTCTTGATATATTAACTCATTATTAAGATCATAAACATAGTATTCTACAACATCCTGAGTGGGATTAAATAAACTTGTGATTTCAAAAGAATCAAATAAATTAGCGTCCTCTGTACTTATATTTTGATAATTAAGAGTATTAGGATCTATTGGTCTAACTTTATTCATTATTTACTTAATTTTTGTTGAGCACTAGCTATACTTTGGCCTACACTAGTTAAATCTCCTTGTATTTGTTGATTTTGTAAATCAGCATTTTCTTGTCTTAATTGATTAATTTCTTCAATTAAGGCTTCTACTGTTTCATTTGTTTGGGTTGAGTTAATATATTGTCCGCTTGTTTTTACAAGGTACTCATGAGAATTTGTTTCTCCAAATTTAGGTATATCATAGAATATATTATTATATTGGACAAAAAATTCATTTATATCAATAGATTGAGTTTGAGGAACTTCAGGAGTTACAGGTGTCAACTGAGTGAAGTCAGTACTAATGACATTATCAAAAGCACTTTTAGCATAAACTTGTCTTCTTAAATTGATTCTTTCCATTATCCATTAATTACTTTAAAATAATATCCTCCATCATAAACCATAGTATTTCCTCCTATTGTTGATTGAATTAATACTTGATAATATCTTTCTGGTTGGAGACCATTCATATATAATGTAAAATAACTACCTGTGGTATCCGCGCTTAATTGAGTAAATTGAGTATCAAATTCTACAACATATTCATTAGTACTTAAGTCTTTTATAGCATAATATGATGCTTCTGGTAAATAATAATTTGTAGTATACCATGAAGAAGTAGTCCAAACTCTAGGTGGATACTTTGGGGCAGCATTAACTCTAAATATATTAACACTTTGACTATGGAAAGTACCTGGATTTTCATTTAATGAAACTAAAGCAGGTAATGTGTCTAAAACTGATATAGTTGAACTTGTATTCCATGTAAAATCTCTCCAACTAAATTGTAAAGCAGGAGGATATATAGTATTTGTATCAACAGAGAAATATTTTAATTCTGGTTGGTAATTTCTATCAAATACAAATTCAGGATTTTGTTTTATAATAAATCCATTAAAAACATCATTACTAATAGCTCCAGTATACCAAGCTCCTATTATATTAGTTACAGTAGCATTTAAGTCTTTATCTGTTGAATATGAAAATGTTTGAGAAGCAGATATTGGGTAAGCATCAGCATCCCATAAACTATTAGCAGAACCAGTATACCAAGTTCCACCACCAGCATATGGATTAGTGTCTCTATCTGTATTAGAACCTGTAAAAGAAGCTGTTACTCCAGTTGGAAAAGCAGCTGTTGTCCACGCTGTACTGCCTGAATAGTCTGACCAATACCATGATGCTCCATCTGTTGAGATAGGATCATCTAGATATTGACCTGTACCCATACTCCAATTTGTAGAAACATAATATGCTTCTAATAATGTTCCTGTTGGGTTAATATCAACACCTGTAGCTGTAGAAATAAAACATTGTAAATTAACTTCATAACTTGAAGTGTCTTGTAATTGGGCAGAAGCAGACACTCCCATTTTATTTTCTAATACATCTTCTATTTCAGTACTATCAAAAGTAACTAAAAATCTACTTGATTGGGGATTTGGTTGATTTGTAGTAAAGGAAGTTTGGGTAGCTTCCATAATAGGATCTAACCCAGTATTCATATTAGGAAATAATGAATATAAGGTTGTATCTTTAGACGGGAAAATTTTATATACTGCCATTTTATAATGTTACTACTCTGCCTTTAATGTCTACTGTTGGATATTTAACTTCAAAAATCATTGGATCAAGTGAAGGATAAACTACATTGTTATAAGTAGCTGAGGTTATATCATAAGCATAATTGCTATATCCTTCAGCTGTATTTGTTTTATTCACAATATTGATAGCTTGTACTGTCTGCACACCATCAATTTGGTCTAAATTCGTAAATAACTGTTTTAAAACAATAGGCTGATTGATTTGCCAGTTGTCTATGTTAAAATAATTTCTTAGGTAGTTAATACAGTTAGTTAAAACTTGATCATTATTATAATTTGGTAAAACAATAATATCAAATTCAACACCAATATTAATAACAAAAGCATCTTTTACTTCAACTGAATCATTAATAATTCTGAATGGTTGTAAATAAGTAATTATATTTTGTTTTAATGCAGGTGAAGCTGTTTTTAAAGTTCCATCATTATTAGAACTTAAAACATACATGTCAAGAGTTGAAGAAACACCAACTTGAGAAATATTTGTTGCTTTTTCTTTTACTGTATATATTTTTGATACACTACCATATTGTGGAGGTAAACTTAAAGCTCTAATATTATAATCATCTGATGTTACAGCTCGTAATTGGGTTTGGAAATTGCCTAAAGCATTCTGTCTAATTTCTTCTAAAGAATCTCCACTACTGCCTCCTGAAGCAGCTATTGGGTTGTTTACTTGTAAAGAATCAAAAGATGTTTGAGCTACTGTGTTATTAGCTATATTTGAATTAATAAATCTAACAGCAGAAGTATTAATTGTTGTTAAATCTCCTACAGGAGCATTACTAGCAACTCCACCACCTGTTAAATATCTAATAGTTAAAGTAGTATTTGTTGGGTCAACACCGTAAGTATTTGTAAATACAAAGTTAGTAGGTGAGTAAGCTGTTGTTAATTTATCTTGTTCAAAAGGTAAACCTAAACCTACATTATTTGGGTTAGGAACAATTACCTCATTTGTATCATTAGGATTACCTGCTCCAAATAATATTCTGAAATTTTCAGCGTCTAAGAAACGAGTAGCAAATCTATTTTGAACTTGTTTAATTTTTAATAGATTAGGTACATCTGAATTTCCTGAATAATTTGGATCATTTGGGTTTGTATTTTCTAGTGTATCAAAAATAGCATCTTGAGCTAAATTATCTACTTCATACCATTGATTACCTTCTGAATCTGTGATATCTAATATTCCTATAATGTTTGTGTCATTTATATCAACATAATTAAAAGGAACAGGAGAAGTAAAAGTTGCTGTTGTTGTTTTTATAGTAGAAGAAATAGCTTGTCTTGATTTCTTTAACAAATAAGATGTTGGAGATCCTCCACTTGTTTGATATACTAATACTTCAGTTGAATCTAATGAACTACTAAAACTAAAATCTACTTTATCTTTAGTTATAAATGTTAAGTTAGAATTAGTTTTTGATGAAATAATAGTATTAGATGGTACTAAAAGAGAATAACTAAAATCAGGAACTGTTACATTATTACTTCCACTTGTAGTAGCTGGGACGGTTTGATAAAAATCAAGATTAACAGTAGCTGCTGATGTAACTTTAGGTTTGTAACCTAACATATAAGCTAAATCAAATATATTATCTGTTTGACGAGCATATTGTATGTAAGTTTCTTGAATTTGATTATCTAAGTAAAATGACATTACATCCCCAACATAAGCAGCCATTTCCATAAACATCATTCCAGGTGAGGCTGGAGTAAAGTCATTATATGTGTTTGGGAAATAAGTTTTAGCATAAGTGACTAATTGGTCTCTTAATGTACTAAAGTCTCTGTTTAAATATTTTACATCTCTTTTAATTGCCATTTTATAATGTTATTTCTAAAGTATCATTTATACCAAAATTAGCTACTTGATAGGTTATAGTTATTGTTAATTCATTAAAGTCCTCATTTGGGACATAGTTTATATCTTGAACCTGTACAAATGGAAAAATATTTTTTAACTCATCATTAAGTATAAAAGAAATATTTTCTCTTGTAACATCATTTAATCCTTGGAAAACTATACTTTTTAATTTACTTCCAAAAAAAGGATTAAATACTCTTTCACCAGGTGTAGTGGAGAAAAAATTTATCAAGTTATTTTTTATAGCTTCTCTAGTTAAATAATTAGATTTAAATACAGCAGGTCCATTAAAGGGAATATCAACCCCAACAGCTTTTTGAGCTTGAGAATCTACTGGAAATCTATTTCTAACTATAATTGCCATTATTTATTCATCATTGCCATTATTTGGTCTAATCCTACACTACCTTCTGGTAAAGCACCATTAATAGTATCTACAGATTTATTCATTTGTAAGTCTCCAGCATAAGCTGAAGTAGCTGGTTTTCCTTGTTGCATCTCCCCTATAATACCTGAAAACATATCTCTGCGTTCTTGGGCAGTTAGTTGTTTAGGATTTTCAATATGAGGTTGAGCATAAGTGTCTTTTGATTCAGTTACAACCTGTTTTGGGATACGAACTGCTTCCAAAAGAATGTCTTTTAATTCTTCTTGGATAGCTTCTCTAACAGCTTCTTTAATTAATTTCTTAAATTCTGTCGGTTTCATTAGTTATAAATATTAGTTTTAATTATTTTTTTACGGGTTTAGATTTAAAGGTGTAGGAAGAGCAACTGATGATTGTGTGTTTATATTTACAGCTACAGCTGTTCCTTCTATTACTCCTTTATCTCCTTTAAAAGAATTAATATTATCAATAAGGGATCTAATAGTATTTAATTTTTGTTTTAATTCAGATACTGTTTTATTTGCTGATTCTCTTTCTTGTTCTGAATAGTAAAATTCTTCAACTTGTTGACCATCACGATATGCAAAAAAACTATAATTAACTTCATTAAGTACTTTATTTGCAAAAGTATTAAATGTACCTGTGATAGTACCAACATTAAGGGAGGAAATAGTAGCAGGGTAATTAGGAGGTGAAATAGGCAATTCTTTATTTAATGCTAAGAATTTCTTGTATTCATCATCAGCTTTACTTTGGTTAGCAGCTATTCTAGTATCTAAGACACTTAATCTAACTTGATCATTTTCAAGACCTGAATCTGGGAGTAAGTCTTGATCAATTGCTGGTGGTTGGGGAGTTGCTTGATAATCTCCAATTAAACCAGATTCATCAATTATCTTTTTCAAATCATTAACTAAAGTTTGAGTATTAGTAGTAAATGAAAGTTCAGTTTCTAATACAGGTATACCATTACCATTATATGCTACTGCTTTTCTTTGGTTTAATTGTTCATTGAACTTAACCTCAACTATTTTTATTAAAAATCCTTTATAGATATTATCCTGGTTAGCTGTTGATTGTTCTTGTTGTTTAGATAAAGAAACAACTTCAGCATTTAATTCAGGGAGAGTAGAATTAGGGGAACATTTTTTAATAGTAGCTATTACTTTGTCTAATATATCTTTTACTTGTTTTAAATAAAAAGATACTAAACTTGTAGCTATGGTTACACTACCTACATTTGATATAATTTCAGGTAATCTAGGAGTACCATCATTTTTAAAAATTATTTTTTTATTAACATAATCAATTTTATCAATAGCTGAAACTAAGAAACCTGGAGCTAAAGGAGAAGCATCAGCTGCTATTGTTAATCCAGGGATTAAAGCATTAAGAATAGTTGATGTAGTAGAAACAACCGCTGCTCCTGTTGATACATCTTGCATTAATTTATTTATATCTTGAGTAATTGTAGCTGTTGAATTTATACTTTCTATTAAGTTAGTTAATGGAGTTATAATAGAATCTATTACATCTTGATTAGGACATACATCTGGAAGATTTTCTGATGCTGTGTCTATAGCCAATTGTACTGCATAAGCTTTAGCAGCTGGGAGGGCAGCTTGAGCTAATTGTAAACCATTATCAGTTATAAGTTTACCAAATTTAGCTAAACCTTTTGGTTTTTGATCATCTGGTTGTGATGCTCTAACTGTTTTAGATAATGCTTTAATATCAATAACTCCTTCAGGTTTGGGTAAAGTTTTAGCTTCTCTAAGTTTTTTAGATTGTTCCATAGCAGCTTTAGCGGCTTTTTGAGCTATAGCTTCTTTTGCTTTTTGTTTAGCTATTTGAAGGGCGATATCTTTATTTACTTGTAAAGCCATTATATTGTAAAGCTTTTAGTTGATAATGTTTTATTAGTTAATTCATTTTTTAATGAAGTTAAGTTTCTTGAAACAGCTCCTGCATTAGCAGCTAAAGTAGCAAAATTAGTACCAGCTGGTTGGGAGATTAGAGTTTGTAAAGTATCAGATAACGTTTGAATATTATCTATTACCTCATTTAATATTCCTATAGTTGTATTTCCTTTTAATAAAGCTTCTGTAGCATCTTTTCCTCCTAAAAGAGTATTTGAAGAAATAATAAAATCTTTAGTATCTATATTTACACTTTCAACAGCATTTAAATTTACAGACTTATTAGATGAAAGTAATATATGATCATTATTTGAGTTTAAGACTACTCTACCTGAATTAAGAATTAATTGGTTACCTGAATATTCTTTAGGGTTTGTAGGAGGGTAATAATAACTTTCATAAGAACTAGCCGCTGGAGTTAATGGGATTTTTTGGGTTGATCCCATATAGATAGAAGCAGGATCTTTATTAATATCTTCTAATATAGGTTTCCAAGCTTCTTTACCATCATTATGTTGTCCATTTCTTATAATTAAGATAGGATCGCCTTGATTACCTAGCAAAGTCTTATCAGACCATTGGTTACCTAAATAAGGCAATCCATTACTTCCAGTTACTGTGGAACCAAATCTAAAGGATTGACCCCATCTACCTTCAAAAATTACATCACCTTCAAAAGGTTGTAAATTTTTAATATCAGCTTGTTCTTCAAATGTTTCTCCTAAATCAATATCATTAACTCCATCTGTTACTTTTATTTTAGAACCTGCTTCAATTTGTTGTATTGATTTTTGTTCTGAGGGTGTTTTAGTTGTTGTATCTAAAGGATTAGGTAAGGCATTATTATGAACACTATTCCAAAGATTTATAGGAAGAAAGTAATAAAATTCTTGATCATTTAAGTTAATAAAACTTGGGTCTTGTAAATTAACTGATGGTAATGTTATTACATAAGCTATTTCATTAACAAGAGGAACTTGTCTAAAATTAGGAAATAAA